AGATGACAGGCTTTCTATGAGTGTTTGGGGTATAGGTCGTAATGAAGAAATGTATTTAGTAGATAGAAAAGTTATTTATGGCACTCCTTCTCGTCCTGACCTATGGAAACAAATGGATGAAGTTTTAATGAGTAAATATGTTGATGAAGATGGAAATGAAATGAAAATTGAAAGTGCTGCGATAGATACTGGAGGCCACTACACGCATGAAACCTACCAATACGTTCGAGAAAGGTCACATTTAGGATTAATTGGTATTAAGGGTGTAGGTCTGAAAGGTAAACCACCGTTAGGAAAACCAACAAAAGTAGATATAAATTTTTCGGGAAAGGCATTAAGAAAAGGTGTAAAGTTATTTCCTGTAGGAGTCGATGTTATAAAAACTACGCTGCATAATAGATTGAAAGATGCTGAACTTGGAGAAGGATATTTACATTTTTATCCAACAATCACCACCGATTATTTTGAAGAACTTACAGCGGAAAGACAAGTGTTGAAATATAAGCATGGATTTCAAGAAAGAGTATGGATGAAGAAAAATAACGCAAGGAATGAGGCGTTAGATGAAATGGTGTATTCATACGCTGCGTTTTGCAGATTTTTACAAAGATATGATCGAAGAACAATTTGGGATCAATTAGAAGCAAGGAAAAAACCTGTAAAGCCTAAGCAGGAGTCTCCGCTAGGATCAGGGAGACAAAAAGCAGCTAAAAAGCGTAGTTTTGTCGCTAATTGGTGATTAAACATGACTATTCCTTCTAAAGTTCGTGCTGGAGACATACTTCAGTGGCGAGATTCGGAGACACAAGACGTATTTGGTAATGCTATTACCAGTACAGATTGGTCAGTTACTTATTATTTGAGGACAAATACTGCTGCTGAAGGGGCAACTGTGACCAGCACAGCGTATTTATCGGGTTGGCAATTTTCGGTTGCATCGACTGTTACAGCTAATTTTGACGCTGGAAATTGGTACTTTCAAGCAGTTGCTGATAAATCTTCAGCAGAAAAACAAACAATATTAAGTGGTCAGTTTGAAGTTTTACCTTCTCTTGTTTATAGCGGTACGGCTGCTGCTTTTGACGGCAGAAGTCAGATTAGGAAAGACTTAGATCTTGTTCAAACAGCAATTCGTGCAGTTGCATCAGGTGGAGGAGTAAAAGAATATAAGATTGGTTCAAGAAGTGCTAAAAAATATGATTTAGCAGAGTTACTTCAACTTGAAGCTACTTTAAAAGCTGAATTAGCTAGGGAGGAAGCATCTGAAAAGATAGCCAATGGCCTTGGCAATCCTCGTCAACTGTTTGTTCGTTTTTAACTGAGAAAACCAATGGGACTTGTAAATGCTTGGAAAGGATTCTGGACATCAGGAGATGGATTCGCTCAATCTGCTGTTTCAGATATTGTTCGACCCAAACGACAAATAAGAGCGTATCAAGGTGCGGTAGTAGATCGTACTACTGCTAACTGGATGAGTAGTCAGTTAAGTGCTGACGCTGAAATCAGAGGAAGTCTGAGGAAGCTAAGAGATCGAAGTAGGGAAATGGTTAGGAATAATCCATATGCAAAGCAAGCAAAAAGGACAACACAAATAAATGTTGTTGGAACTGGAATGAAGTTTCAATCTTTAGTTACGCAAGTAAGAGGAAACAAAAGAGATCAACGAGCTAATAAAGTTATTGAAGAAGCATGGGCTGATTGGTGCAGGCCAGCAAATTGTGATACTGCTGGTCGTTATAGCTTTCACCAATTTGAATGGTTAGCAACTGGAGCATTGCCTGAATCTGGAGAAGCAATATTTAGAATTGTTCGTAAGCCTTTTGGAGATGGCGGTGTCCCTTTGGCTTTGCAATTAATTGAAAGTGATTTATTAGATGAGGAATATAACGGCAAAGTAACTGGGAAAAATAATGAGTGGAGAAATGGAGTTGAAGTTGATGAATGGGGTAAAGCAAAAAGGTATGCAATTTTAACTAGACATCCAGGTGATGCTTATTACTTAAATCCTACTAACGCTGGAAAAGATCATGTTTTCTTGCCAGCGTCAGATGTAATTCATTTGTTCATGCCTGAGAGACCAGGACAGAACAGAGGAGTGCCTTGGTTCCATAGTGTTATGGCAGATGCCCATCAATTGCAAGGCTATGAAGAGGCCGCAGTTATTAGGGCTAGGGCAGCCGCAAGCATTATGGGTTTTGTGCAAAATAATGAGGGAGAATTAATTGGTGATGATGTAGAAACTGGGCAAAGAGTTCAAGATTTTCAACCAGGTCAATGGAACTATCTAGCACCTGGCGAATCAGTTCATGTTCCAGATATTGACTATCCAAGCCAGCAATATGAAATGTTCGTCAAGAATAAAATTCGTAGATTTGCTACTGGATTTGGATGTTCTTTTGAAACGATCAGTAAGGATTTTAGTGAAACTAATTATTCAAGTTCAAGGTTGTCGTTATTGGAAGATAGAGAGCATTGGAGATTTGTTCAGCGTTATTTAATAGATAATTTTCACTATCGAGTGTTTAAAGAGTGGCTTTCCTTAGCTGTATTAAGTGGTCAGCTTGATTTTGCTGATTATTCTTCAAGGCCAATGAGGTATTGCAAACCTAGATGGACTCCACCAGCACAACACTATGTAGATCCATTAAAAGAAGTTCGTGCTTATAGAGAAGCAGAACAAGCTGGTTATATGACTAAGTCACAAGTAATAGCAGCAACAAGTGGTGGAGATTATGACGATATAGCTGCTGAGTTATCTAGAGAGCAAGAAGTGGCAAGTAATTTAGATATAACTCTTGATAAGGATCTAAAATTTGAGCCAGTACAGCAAGAACTTGCACTAGATGTAGGTCAAGCTGAAGTTAAAAGTAAACCTACTACTCGTAAGAGGAGGAAGAAGTAATGGCAAATGTAAATGGCACTGAAATCAATTTAACTCCTACTTCTGGAATGAAGACGGAAGCAAAAAGATATAAGGAATGGAAAAAAGATGGTGAAGCTGGTGGTACTGATGATGCAGCAAGAAGAGCAACACAGATATTGAGTGGAAGTGAAATGTCTGCTGACGTTGTTATCACGATGAATGCATGGTTTGCTCGACATGAATCAGATAAATCAGGTCAAGGTTTTAGTAAAGGAGAAAAAGGTTATCCTTCTAAAGGTCGAGTAGCATGGGCTGCATGGGGTGGCGATGCTGGACAATCATGGTCTAGGTCTAAATCCAATTCAATTAAAAACGCAAGGGAACGAACTATGTCTACTGAAAATGAAAGAGCAGAAGCTGACGAATTAAAAGTTGGTGATTTTGTTTCTTGGAACGCTTCTGGTAATAGAGCGCAAGGTCGCATTACTAAAGTTGTTAGAGATGGTCGTATAAATGTCCCTAGTAGTAGTTTTGAAATTGTTGGAACAAAAGATAACCCTGCTGCACTAATTAAAATTTATAGGGATAATAAAGAAACTGATGACATCTTTGCTGGTCATCGTTTTAGTGCATTAACTAAAATCAAGCCCATTCGCTCTTCTGAAAACATGGAACAAGAAACACCTATAGAAAGCAGAGATCTTTCTGAAAAGTTTCAAAGAACAGAACTTACAGAGTTTAGAAGTGTTGGAAAAGGTCGAACATTTGAATTTCCATTTAGTTCTGAATATCCAGTAGAAAGATATTTTGGTAAAGAAGTGTTAAAGCATGATGACAAATCAATTGATTTTAGTCGTCTTAATTCTGGTGCTGCACCACTCCTTTGGAACCATGATCCAGACAGACATATAGGAATTGTTGAACGTGCGTATATCGATAAAGACAAAAAACGTGCATATGCAAAAGTGCGTTTTTCACGCAATAAATTTGCTTCTGAAGTCTTAGAAGACGTTAAAGATGGAATTTTGCGTGGAATATCGTTTGGTTATCAAATAAAGAATATGGAAGAAGAAGATGGAGCGTTCGTAGCAGATGACTGGATGGTGCATGAAATCAGCGTAACCCCAATCCCGGCAGACCCTACAGTTGGCATAGGACGGTCATTAATCTCACCTGATGAGGAGGTGACTGAAACCTCACAACCTAATACTATTAGTATTGATAACAACTCTCCTGAAGAGGAGATACGTTCTGCGGCACAAACCGCATCACCCTCGGTTCCATCTATGGAAGAAAAATCACAAGAAACTGTGGT